ATAGTACAAAAAATGTTTTATATAACTATGCTACTGTAAATCATATTTGGAAACTTGCCTGCCTTACACCAGATGAAATTAACAGACCAGACAAAACATACAGAAGATTTGGTCCAAGCCCGAGACTAACAGCAATTGATTCTAGCGGTAGATCAAATGAACGAAAAGTAAGAACAGCCGCAGAAGAAAAATTTAATATAGCAACAGGTTATTTTATTGACGATATTGAAATTGGTGCTGTAATGGCTCCAACAAGTAAAACTAGACATACTAATGCTGTTAACATATCTTTTGAAGTCAGAGAACCTTATAGTATGGGGCAACTCTTTCAAACACTACAAGTTATTGCTAATGAAGCAGGATATGATAATTATCTAAAAGCTCCTTGGTTGCTTGAATGTACTTTTACCGGATACAATACTGAAGGTGTACTTCTAAGAGATTCAAAACTTAGAAGACAATTTCCGGTAAAAATTGTCAGCGCCGAATTTGAAATAGATGATGCTGGCAGTATATATAAATTTGGATGCGTAGCCCACAATGAACAAGCACTTGAAGATACTGCTCAAGGATTAAAACAAGACTTTACTATAAGTGGAGAAAATTTACAAGACGCATTACAAACAGGTATTAACAGTTTGGCAACTCATATTAATACTCAACTTTTGTATATAAAAAATAAACAATATGATCTTGTAGAAGTTGACGAATATATAATTTGTTTTCCTAGTGATAATAGTAGTAATAGTTTACAAGAAGCTATAACAGGAATATCTGGAGATAAAACAGCTACCTCAGGTGAATTGTCTAAAAAATCATTCACCGATGAAGATATTGAAGAACACTTTGATGATATCAAAGGAAGTTTTGTAAAAGACAATCACGATTACGCCCAATCCTACAAAAAACAACGCAGAGTGTTTGTTGAAAGTAAATTAGGGTTTAGTGTTAAAAGAGGTGATCTAAGTGAAAGTATAAAAAGTGTCCTTGCGACACCAGGTGGAGACTGTAATAAAATTGGCAAGGCAAAAATAAAACCCAATGAAGATCTGTCATCTGGTAACGTTCCGTTTGGATTAAGCAATTATGCTTATAATCCTCAAAATAAATTACTAGAAAAAAACGGAATCCGAATTAATCCAAATGAAAGAACAATAACATTTAGAGCAGGAACTAAGATACAAAGATGTATTGAAGAATTAGTTCTTATTAGTGACTACGGTAAAAATATTTTTAAAGATGCTGAAGTGGCAGAAGACGGAATGGTCAATTGGTTTAAAATTGAAACACAAGTTTTTATTGTTGATGATAAAGCATCAGAAAAAGTTTACGGAAGAAAACCTTATTTGTATGTATACAAAGTTATTCCTTATAAGGTACATAATAGTCATTTTCAAATGCCCAACAGTCCACCAAAAGGGTATGATAAAATACAACCTGGAAGATCATACGAATATCTGTATACAGGTAAAAACAAAGATATACTAAATTTTAATTTAGAGTTTAATAATTCATTTTATGAATCAATACAAATTGCTAGTATGGGAAACGATGGTAACGATCCATCGTCTCAAGGAAGTGTAAAAGATACAAAAGAACCAGTGGCTGAAATTTCAGGTTCAGGTCAACAAAGAAGCGGTGGCGACGGTTCTGAAGCTAAGATAGAAAACATTGATTTAGATGCACTATCTTCAGGAGCAGTTGCTGAAACAACAGCTATTAGTGTAGCAAGACAGTTTAACCAAGCAATTATTGATGCTTCAGGTAGTTTAATTACAATTAACATGGAAATATTAGGAGATCCGTATTATCTAGCAGATAGCGGTGTAGGCAACTATTCAGCTGATTATACAGATCAGTTTAATGTAAATATTGACGGGTCAGTGAATGCAAGTAACGGCGAAGTTGATGTTAATATTAAATTTAAAACACCAATTGATCTTAATCCGGATCAAGGTAATTACCTTATGAATAACGAAGTTGTAGGTGTACAAGACTTTGACGGACTTTATAGAGTTGTTAGTGTTAATAATAAGTTTTCCGGAAATGTGTTTACACAAGAATTAATAGCTAATAAAAGAAAGAATCAGAGTCTAGCTGAATTCCAAGAAGCCGAAGCAGAACGAAAATTAGCAATAGAAAAGAAACGTAACAAACTTATTGCTGAAGCAAAAGCAACAGGTGATCCGGATCTAATTAGATTTGCTGAATTAGATCTAGATGCTGATGGCAAACTTCAAGAAAATGAAGCATTAGCAGGCGGAATTACTTCAGAAGAAAGAACACGATTAGCAACAGAAAGAGCTAATAAATTAAAAGTTAGACAAGAAGGCGAGTTTGGTAATGCCGGAACAGGAAACGAAGTACCACCGGTTAAAAAAGCTCCTGAGAAGAAAGAAGCTCAAACTGCAACAGCTGATGATGGATATCCCCCAGTTGCTCAACCAAAACGATCAGGTGGTAAAGGAATATCAGGTAACGATCCGTATTATGTTTATGGATCTAGAAACATTCGTAAAAACAATAGCGGAGGTAATCTTACGTGAGTCAAGAAAAAAGAACCGCAGGCGCACCAAATAGAAATTTACCAACAGGACCATTTGTTGCTAGAGTTATAAGTCACCTTGATCCTAGAAGATCAGGTGCTCTTAAAGTCCAATTAATAAAAAATAGTTCAACATCGAATGACAAAGATGAAGACGGTCAAGTCTTTACAGTAAATTATTGTAGTCCTTTTTATGGTGTAACAGATGTAAACAGTAATACATCAAACAATAACTACAGAGACACTCAACAGAGCTACGGTTTTTGGGCAGTACCACCAGACCCTGGGTCAAAGGTATTAGTAATATTTGCTGAAGGTAAATCTAATATGGGATATTGGATTGGATGTATTCAAGATGAATACATGAATCATATGGTTCCGGGTGGATATGCAGCCGCAAAAAGTTCATACGTTATACAAGATAATTTAGCCGAAGAATTTAAAGAGAAACCATTACCGACAGGCGAATATAATAAAGCCTTTAATAATAATAGAGGCAATAATCCTGATACTTTTTTACGTCCACATAATCCTTTAATGGTACAAACTCTTGCTTCGCAAGGATTGTTAGATGATACTACTAGAGGACTTACTAGTTCGAGTGCTAGACGAGAATTACCTAGTATGGTGTTTGGTTGGAATACACCAGGACCGTTAGATAAACGTGACGGAGCTCCTAAAGGAAAGTATGGAGCAAGAAAAGAAGCTATTGATTATTTTAGAAGCAGACTTGGTGGCTCAGCATTTACAATGGATGATGGAGACCCTTCTATTTTACGTTCGGGATTAGCATTTGATACTTCTCCGACATATTATGATATCGGTAAATTACCTGATCAAGTAAGTAAGACAAATCCAACACTTCCGTTTAACGAACATGTAAGATTACGTACTAGAACAGGTCATCAAATATTAATGCATAATACTGAAGATCTAATTTACATCGGTAACGCTCGTGGCAGTGCTTGGATTGAACTTACTTCAAATGGTAAGATTGATGTTTACAGTGACGATAGTATTAGCGTAAGAAGCGGAAATGATATTAACCTACATGCTGACAGAGATTTTAACTGGAGTGCTGGAAGAGATATAAACATAAACGCTGGTAGAAATACGAAAAACACTACAGCAGAAAATGTAGATATACGAGTAGGTGTAAACAAACAAGAATTTATCGGCAACACAAATGACTTATGGATAGGTAATAATAACACAGTTGCTATTGGTGGTAATCAAGATATACAAGTAAAAGGTAATGATGCTAAAACAGTATCTGGAAATTATAATTTACAAGTTGCTTCAAACGGAAGAATAGCAATTAACGGAGAGTTTGGCAGTAAAGTAGCAGGCAACTATAGACAAGTTGTATCAGGAGCATATAACCTAAATACTTCCGGAGACAACAAATTTACTAGTGGAGCCACTACACAAATTAAAAGTACTTTAAATAATAAATTAGATGCTACAGTTAGTACTGAAATACTATCAGGAGTTAACCATTCTGAAACAGCAGGTAATGAAATACATATGAATAGTACTATAGAAGCTACAGCAAGTGTTAGTGCTGATAATATTACAGATACATTTACTTCTCCTGTAACACAAGACCAAGAAGATAGAGTACGTGATCAAATTGGTGAAGTAATTCTTGACAGTGCCGGAGTTCCGTTAGAAGTAACACAGGATGCTTTAAGAGCAAAAGAAGCACCGTTTGCGTTATATCCAAGAAGAGTACCAATACGTGAACCGTGGCCAGAACACGAACACCTTAATCCAAGTGCACACACACCGGCAAACACACAAGCTATTGAATCGCCGCCAGCGGCAGTAAGAGCTCAACAAGCAGTTATTAATAGCGAAACTGATCAACCGTTTTACACAGCAGAATCAGGACCTGTTGTTGCTGACACAGATGGAGCACAAGTAGTTACTCCAGGTACAGCAGGACCAGTAGACGGAGCTCAACCAGCACACCCTGTACCAGTTAAT